TTAGAAAATGGGGGAACAATAAAACCTTTGTTAATCCCTTTAGATGAAACATCAGGCCCTAGCCTTGCTAACCCCTCGGTTATAGTATCAAATGGTAAAATATTAGTTAATCTTAGAAATATAAATTATATATTATACCATTCTGAATTAAATGTTTTTGAAAATGGAGATTGGGGGCCCCTATGTTATATTCACCCCGAAAATGACAATACGTTAACTACAATAAATTATATAGCAGAATTAGATGATTCTCTAAATATTATTAAACATTTTCGTATAGATACTTCTGCTTTTGATACATATAAACCACAATGGGAATTTGTAGGATTAGAAGATATTAGATTAGTTGAATGGAATAACAAAATTTATGGGATAGGAGTAAGGAGGGATTTAGATACAATAGGAACAGGTCGTATGGAAATATCTGAGATAAATATCAGCTCAGAGGGAGCTAAAGAAATATCAAGATTTCGTATTCCTGGTCCTCCTCCGGACACTGAATATTGTATGAAAAATTGTACCCCCATAGAAGATAAACCTAACCATTTGTTAAAATGGACTAATGCAACCGCTTTAATGGAATTCTTCCCAGAAGGTGGAGAAACTCAAGTTATAGAAACTGAAGAATACATCCCAGGCTATAATGATATGAGGGGAGGATCACAGGTTATTAAATATGAAGAAGGATATTTAACCCTCATACACGAAACTTATTTATATAATACAGAACAAGGTAAAAAAGATGCAACATATCGACATAGATTTGTAATGTGGGATAAAAATTTTAAAAATAAAAAATTCTCTAAATTATTTTCCTTTTTAAATACTAAAGTAGAATTTTGTTGTGGGTTAACCGAGTATAAAGGAGACTATTTAGCAACATTTGCTGTACAAGATAATGCATCATACATACTAAAAATTCCGGGGGCATATCTTAAAACTTTTTTAAATGAATAAACTAGAAGGATTTCCTACTATTAATTGTATTAGTCTTGAAGAAAGTATTGCTCGGAGAGAACTACTATCATCCCAATTTAGTGAATATGGCCTAACCCCAAACTACTTGCTATCAAAAAGATATACTGAATGTAAAGACACTGTTTTTGGGGTATCTCTTCATTCGGTTGATGAGAAAGTAATAGCGTGTGCCGTTTCTCACCTAAAAATGATAAAAAAATGGTATGATACTACTGATGAAGAATATGGGTTTTTCTGTGAGGATGATTTATCCTTAGAAACAATTCCGTATTGGAGTTTTACATTTCACAATTTCATGCAACAACTTCCACCTGATTGGGAAGCGGTACAGTTGTGTGTCATAAGAGATTCTTTTGTAAATGTGTTACCTGAAACTGCCCATATAGGTTCACTAAGAGAGAGACACCTAGACGACTGGTCAGTGACTGCTTATATACTTACAAAAAACTATGCAAAAAAATTAATAGACCAATATATTTTTCAATTAAAAGATATATTATATAATTTACCACCGTGTTGTGGAGAAGCAACAGCATATAAATTAGAAGTAAACAATTGGCCTCTGGTTCAACCATTAGCAGAACATATAATTTTATTAAATACCGGAAAAGTATATTGTTGCCCCTTATTTATAGAAAATATAAGTGGACCTACTACTTCTAGTAATGAGCAATCCCCAAATCATATTTATTCTTCTAATTTTATTATGGATTGGTGGAAAAAAATAAATAAATTAAAAGATCTCCCAACAATTCATTATATTAGTTTAGAGGAAAGTACAGATAGAAGGAATAATTTAGAAAATTGGTTCAAAAAATATAATATTACAAATTATGTCCCCCATCTATTTAAAAGATTTGAAGAATATGATTATAATTTAGTCGGACCTTATGTCGATCGTCTAGCTTCCCATAGTAAAGGGCCAATTACTTCTCATTTTACTTTATTAAAAGAATTATATGAAACCCATAATGACGAGTACTTTTTAATTATTGAAGACGATTTATCTTTAGAAACAGTCCAATATTGGAACTTTACTTGGGAAGAATTTTTTAATAATCTTCCAAAAGATTGGAATTGCATTCAGCTAGTTCTTATAAGAGAACATTTGTGCAATGACTATATTTTTGAAAAAAGAAAAGAAAACGATTGGTGTGCGGCCGCGTATTTAATTAAAAGAGAATATATTAAATTACTTTTAGATCTTTATTATTTTGATAATTTTTTTAATTTAGATATTGAAAATTTAGAACTTCCCCCAATTATTGAACGTCTTTTATTTACTAATAAATCCGGGGTTTATTGTTTTCCTCTTTTTGTAGAAGATTGTTACAATACTTATTCAAGTTTACAACCCGAAAATACCTATACCGAATTAATAAATGGGCAGGGGCCTATGCATCATAGCTCTTATGATTCTGTAATAAATTGGTGGGAAAATAAAGGAATATTTTTAAATATAAATGAAATTTTTAAAAAAACACATTATATAACAGTAGTACAAATAGGGGCTAACCAAGGAAATGATGAACTTACAGAATTATTAAAAGGTAAACATATAGAAAAATTAATTTTAGTTGAACCCTTAGATATTCATAATGATAATTTAAAACAATGCTATTCTAATATAAAAGAAGTACATATTGAAAACATAGCAATAATAGATAACCCTAATCAAAAAGAAGTTAGTTTTTATTTCCATAAAGAAGACCGAATAGAATATGGTTGGGGGAATCATGAGATATCTACTTTAGATAAAAATCATATTTTAAAGCATGGCAAAACAGAAGAAGGAATTGTTGAGATTAAGGTCCCATCAATGACTATTAATGATCTTTTGGATAAATATAATTTAAAAAATATAGATATTTTATTTATGGACGTAGAAGGATTTGATCATAATATATTATTAAGCATAGATTATAATAAATACAGTATTAAAGATTTGTACTTTGAAAATCTTCATTTGATAGATAGAAATCAAACTGAAGAATTTATTAAATCAAAAGGATTTCAAATTATAGATCCTGCTTTTGGTAAATGGGGGTGGGCAACTCATGTTAAAAATGACATTACAGCTTAACTCCCCAAAATAAAAAATAATGGTATTATTGCGGGGTATGATTATTATATTGGATCTAATGATTATTACCAGGGTGTTAAAAAAACAGTTAATGAAATTTTTAATACAGATGAATTAATATTTGACAAAAGCTGTTGAATTTATAAAAAAATAAAAAAATGAATCAATTAATAGAATTTAGCTTAGATACAGAAAATGCTAATAAAAACTACAAATTAGCAGAATGGTATAGAAAACAGGGACACTTATCCCCGGCGCACACCTACTATTTAAGAGCAGCTGAAAGAACTAAAGATAATAATTTAGCTTATAAATGCCTTTTAAACTCAGCAGAGTGTTATCATAGAGGGGGGAAAATAGGAGAAAGAGAAACTACAAGAAGATACATTTTAGAAAACGCAATAACCCTCCTTCCAGAACGCCCCGAAGCTTATCTTTATTTATGTTTTTATTATGAGTTAAAAAAAGATTGGACAAATTGTTATAAACATGCTTGTATAGGATTATACCAATGTTCAAAAGTAGATCTAAATCTTTTTTCTGGGTTTGATCAGGATTGGGAGGCTTTGCTTTTATATATAAAAGCAATATCAGCGTGGTGGTGTGGTAGAGGGATGGAAAGTAGAAAATTATTTAGAATGTTGGCTTTTAATTATTGGGATAGATTGAGCAGAGAATATCAAATCTCTGTTGAAAATAATTTCATGAGATTAGGAGTTGGATCTTTTTCTCAGGGCATTAAACCTTACACTAAAAATAATTTTGATAAATTAAGGTATAAATTTAGAGACGCTGAAAAAATTGAAAAAAATTACTCCCAAGTTTTTCAAGATATGTTTGTATTATCTATGTTAGATGGGAAAAAAGACGGAACTTTTCTTGAAATAGGTGGATCAAAACCTTTTGAAAATAATAATACAGCTCTGTTAGAACAAGAATTTGGGTGGGGTGGGGTTTCTATAGAATGGAATGAATCTTTTGTTCAAGAATATAAACAAAATAGACCAACTACAAAAATTTTATGTTCAAATGCTTTAGAAATTGATTATGAATTATTGCTTTTAGAAAATTATGAAGATAGTATAATTGATTATCTTCAATTAGATATAGAACCATCAAAAAATACTTATGAATGCCTGTTAAAAATACCTTTCGATAAGTATAAATTTAGAGTAATTACATATGAGCATGACCATTATATAGATATAACCCAAACATATCGTGAAAAGTCACGTAAATACTTATTAGATAAAGGCTACAAACTTATAGCAAACGATATATCCCCAGATGGTGAATCTACATTTGAAGATTGGTGGGTGCATCCTGATTTAGTAGATCAAAATATTATTGAAAAGATGACATTAATAACTGAAAATCCAAAAATGGTAGACTATTACATGTTACCTAATAATTACTATGCAGAATATGAAACTGATAGATATATAAGAGAAAATTTTTTTCCAGATTTTTTGTATAAGGGGGTTATGGTAGATGTAGGGGCTGGTCCTCCTTCTTTTATAAGTAATTCTAAGCATTTTAGAGATTGTGGGTGGAGAACTATTTGTATTGAACCCAATCCAAAATTTGTAAAACAACACCAAGATGCTAAAAGTGAAATATACCAATATGCTTGTTCCAATGAAGAAAAAGAAACATCATTTATTATTAATTATAATAATGATGAATGGTATAGTGAAAATAATGATGGAGTAAGTTTTTCTTCACTAGAGATTAGATACAAAAATATTCCAAATCATAATACCCAAGAAATAATTCAAGTTGAAACAATTAAACTTGATACTTTACTTGAAAATTTAAATATTAATAAAATTGATATTCTTTCAATTGATGTTGAGGGGTGGGAGATTGATGTTTTAATGGGATTTAATTCAAATAAATATAACCCCAAAGTAATTGTAATAGAAAATCTTGAAAGTAATAAAAATTATGAAAAGTATATGAATGAAATTAACTATTACTTATCTGCAAAGCTAGGATGTAATGAAATTTATGTTAAATTATAAGCTTATATGTTTTTCTTTAATTAAAAAGTATAGTTTTTAAAAGATTCTGTCATATGTATTATCAACAAAACCCGATAAAACATGGCAGAAACTTTAATATCACCCGGCGTATTAGCAAGAGAAAACGATAATTCTTTTGTATCCCAACAACCCGTAACTGTTGGAGCCGCTATCATAGGACCCACAGTTAAAGGTCCAGTTCAAATACCTACAGTAGTAACTACATATTCAGATTATGTAAATAAATTTGGTACTACTTTTTTAAGTGGGGGCCAAGAATATAGTTATTTAACTTCTATTTCGGCTTATAATTATTTCCAAAATGGTGGTACCTCATTATTAGTAGCTAGAGTAGCTTCAGGATCATTTACTCCCGCTTCAGCTTCGATCTTGGCTAGTGGTAGTGCTATAGCCTTTACTTTAAAAACTATTTCTGAAGGTACTATAATGAACAATTCAGGTTCAGAAGGTACTAATGGTATTTTATCAAGCGGTTCAGCTGACAATGTAAGATGGCAAATTGCAAACCGCGATACGGGTTCAGGAACATTTAGTTTATTAATTAGACAGGGTAATGATACTACCACAGAACCAGTAGTATTAGAAACATGGACTAATCTTTCATTAGATCCAACACAGCCTAATTATATAGCAAGAGTAATTGGTGACAGTTACCAATCATATAATTCAAGTGAAAATTATATCCAAGTAAACGGTACTTTCCCTAACCAATCAAGATACGTTTATATATCTGCTGTTAATAACCCAACTCCTTATTATTTTGATAATAATGGAACTGCAAAAGCCCTATATACTGGTTCTATTCCATTAAATGCTAGTGGTGCTTTTAATAACGCTACAGGCGATTTATTCTATGGAGGGGGCGCTAAATATTATAGTGCAATATCAGGCACGGTCAATATCCAAGGAATTAGTGCTTCCAATTACGATAATATGATTAATTTAATGGCTAACCAAGACGATTATAGATTTAATTCTATTACAATTCCTGGTTTAACTATAGCCGATAATTCAACCCAAGTAACCAACTTAGCAAATAATGTTCAATCTCGTGGTGACGCTATTTTAGTAGCAGATACTCGCCCTTATGGAGCTCAATTATCTCAAACTATAACATCAGCTACTTCAATTAACAATTCATATGTTGCTACCTACTGGCCTTGGTTACAAACTATTGACCCAGGAACAGGACAATTAGTTTGGGTACCTGCTTCAACAATGATCCCTGGTGTATATGCATTTAACGATAGTGTATCCGAACCTTGGTTTGCACCAGCAGGTATTAATAGAGGAGGTTTAAGTACAGTAGTTAGAGCAGAAAGAAAATTATCACAAACAAACCGCAATGATCTTTATGTAGGTAATGTTAATCCTATTGCTACTTTCCCTGGAACTGGAGTTGTAGTATACGGACAAAAAACATTACAGAAAAAAGCATCTGCTCTTGATCGTGTAAACGTTCGTAGATTATTAATTGCTCTTAAGTCTTACATTTCTCAAGTAGCAAACAATTTAGTATTTGAACAAAATACAATTGCAACAAGAAATGCATTCTTAAGCCAAGTAAACCCATATCTAGAATCAGTACAACAACGCCAAGGATTATATGCATTTAGAGTAATTATGGATGATTCAAATAACACACCTGATGTAATCGATAGAAATCAGATGATTGGTCAAATTTATCTTCAACCAACCAAAACTGCTGAATTTATTTACCTTGATTTCAATATTACTCCAACTGGCGCAACTTTCCCTGCGTAAATTTTTAAAAATATAATATTTATAAACAAATAAAAATAATATAACATGGCAGTATTAGATCCAAACGAAATATTTTTCACAGCTTTTGAACCAAAGCAAACCAACCGATTTATCATGTACATTGATGGTATTCCGGCTTATGAAATCAAAGGAGTAGGAGCAGTAAATTTGTCTCAAGGTTCAGTAGCTTTAAACCACATTAACGTACAACGTTATGTTAAAGGTAAAACTACATGGGGCACTATTCAGTTTACCTTATTTGATCCTATCACTCCTTCTGGTGCACAAGCAGTAATGGAGTGGGTACGTTTACATCACGAATCTGTAACAGGTAGAGACGGTTACTCTGACTTTTATAAAAAAGACCTAACATTTGATGTATTAGGCCCAGTAGGGGATATTGTATCTGAATGGGTTATCAAAGGGGCTTTAATTACCCAAGCTACTTTTGGTGAATATAGTTGGGATACTGTTGATACTGCTGTAAATATCCAAATGACAGTTCAACCTGATTACTGCGTATTGAATTTCTAAAAATCAATCACATATTTTTTAAGAAGAGCTTGGCAACCCCAAGCTCTTTTTTTATATTATCGCATTATAAGGGAAAGTTCTTTAATATTATTCAACAATTTAAATTAAAAAAATTATGACAACATTTTATTTTGTATTAGGTATGGTTACAGTCTTAGTAATTGCTGAGGTTGTGGCTGCATTTTTTGTAATTAAAATAATTAATTCCATAAAATCAAAAACACAACGTTCAGAACGTTCTCTTGAAAACGAAACAAGAGATTTACACCAACGGATTGATAATACTGAAAGACGTATTGATCATGAAGTTCAAGAGATTCACAGGCAACTTGATTCTCGATTAGATAAGTTAGAAAACAAATTAACATCAAAACAAGTTATAAAAGGATAAAGAATCCAATTAAAGAACTTTCCCCTTATAATATTTATAATCAACAAAGTTACACTAAATAAAAACACAATTGAAATGAAAAAACAATTGAAATGAAAAAACAAGAATTAAAATCTATAATTAAAGAGGAAATACAAAAATATTTAAATGAATCCCAATACTCTCAGTTAGAATTAACACCAATGGGTAAATTACTCCTTAATTATCTTAATTCAGATATTGAATCTAATAAACCTGAAAATTATCATCTATCTTCAAGAGATGAACAAATATTAATGGATATGGGGATGTATACTACTGATGGTTTGTATGCTGATAATAAATTTACTAATTTGGATATATTTGCATTAGACATAGCATCTGGCGAGTATCAGGATCCACAATTAGGTAGACAAAAAGTTTTAAATAAAATAAATACTGCTATCAAAAAAGGATGGGTTAAAATAGTTCCTTATAAAGGTAATCCTTTTAAAGATAAAAATAACGAT